ATGTTACCCGCACAAAACTTTAAGATATTTTCAAAAACGAATAAGGTGCGAAACTTTAAAATATTTTCAAAAACGCACAAAACTTTAAGATGTTACCCGCACAAAACTTTAAGATATTTTCAAAAACGAATAAGGTGCGAAACTTTAAAATATTTTCAAAAACGCATAAAACTTTAAGATGTTACCCGCGTAAAACTTTAAGATATTTTCAAAAACGAATAAGGTGCGAAACTTTAAAATATTTTCAAAAACGCACAAAACTTTAAGATGTTACCCGCACAAAACTTAAAAGAACGCACAAAACCTAACCAAAATTAAATTCTCACCTTGACAAATATCCCCCACCCTGGTATAATATACCTATGATTATTCAGAAATATTGCATCACAAAATGGGCACCTCGTAATAAAAGACACTATACCGCCCTGGGGTATAAATTTACCAGTATGCAGGTTGAGTTTCGTACCCAAGTTGCACACCTGCCTAAAAGCAGTAATACACTAATTGCCTGTGCATGCGACGAATGTGGGGCTATATACAATATACCCTGGCAAGGTATTTCCCAAGGTAAGAATACTACTAAGTACTGCCCTACACATAGGCAGAAATATAATAATAAATCAATTTCTGTGGGTATGTTTAAAAGTTGGGAAAAGAGATTAAATAAAGGAACAAAGAGATGGAAGAAACAAGAGAACTAGTACAAATGAGTCCTGAGGGATACGCTGTCGCTCAAGCCTACATTGAAACAGGTACTGTACAAAAAGCCTCAGTAAGACTAGGGATTCCAGCCGCTGAAGTAAGTAATCACTTAACAGACCCAAAAGTTAAAACCTATATTGATCAAGCATACCTTGATTCTGGTTACCGAAATCGCGTAGCTTTAGGAAATGTACTAGATGGGCTAATCGATAAGAAGTTAGAAGAACTAGAAGAAGCTGAGATAGGCTCTTCAAAGGACATACTTGATATCCTAACTATGGCACATAAGATGCGTATGGAAGAGCTGAAAGCTATAATTGAATATGAGAAACTAGGTCAGAAAACAGAAATTAAAAATCAAACTAACATACAAGTCAATGACGGCTTAGGTGGCGGGAACTACGGTAGACTAATGCAGCAACTAATGGGCGAAGTCTTAGATAGTGAAAAATAATGGGTGAAAGGGGTTGCTCCCTGCTAGTTTTCCGGACTAGCTAGCCCACCATACAAAGTCTACGGAGGACTAAAATGAAAGAAATAATTGTAACTTGCGGAGTGTGCGAATATGCTAGAAGTTAGTTCAAAAGATATTAACACGACTGAGCTTATTGAATTTCCGCAAAGCGACAGGTTTATTAAATTACCTATAGATAAGTATTTATCTTTATTAAATATAGAACCTATCGCACCCCAAATTGCACTAATCAATGCTATTAATGATCCTCAGTATAGGTTTATTACTGCTTGTCTTAGTCGAAGAACAGGCAAGACGTTCATCTCGAACATTATTGCCCAGATGGTGGCACTAGTACCGAACTGCAACGTTCTTATTATGTCCCCAAACTATAGCTTATCCAATATCTCTTTTGAGCTACAGCGCCAATTGATCAAAACCTTTGACATTGAAGTGCTTAAAGATAACGCAAAGGATAAAGTTATAACACTAACAAATGGTTCCTCTATACGAGTCGGATCGGTCACACAAGCCGACTCTGTTGTTGGACGCTCGTACAACCTCATACTTTATGATGAGGCTGCACTAGCTGAAGGGATGAACTCATTTAACATCCAATTACGCCCTACCCTAGATACTAATAATTCGAAAGCGATATTCATTAGTACACCTCGTGGTAAGGGTAATTGGTTTAAAGAGCTATATGATCGTGGTTGGTCAGATGATTACAGCTCTTGGGCTTCAATCCATTCGGATTACAGAGAGAACCCAAGAGTTAAAGAAGCAGACATTGTAGAGGCTAAAAACTCTATGAGTCGACACGAGTTCGCTCAAGAATACTTAGCAGACTTTACTACATTCGCTGGACAAATTTGGGAACTTGATGAAAATTGTGTTACCGACTTATCCTCAATGGACTTTAGTAAGTTAGATATTATTTCAGGGCTTGACTTAGGCTTCAAAGATGAAACGGCTTTGTGTGTAATAGCGCATGATTACGATGATGATGTGTTCTACTTTATCGACGAGTACGAGGAAGGAGGACAGACCACTAAGTATCATGCGGAACGCATACAAGAGATGGATTCAAAATACGGGTTAGATTACATCTATATAGATTCGGCTGCAGCGCAGACACGATACGACTTTGCTATAAACTATGACATTTCAACTACTAATGCGAAAAAGTCTGTTTTAGATGGCATAGGGTTCGTTTCAGCCTTAGTAGAGTCTGGAAAAGTAATAGTAGATCAAAATTGTACTAATATTTTACAGGCCTTCGATAACTATAGATGGGACCCAAGGGAAAACCTACTTAAGGAACGACCTCTACATGACCACTACTCTCATATGGCAGATGCAATTAGGTATGCACTTTATACGCATGCCGGTCATATGGAGATACTAGATAATGGCGAATGAAGAAGCTACACACGGTCAGATAATGGAAAAGATTGTCCAGTTGGAAGCGAGATGTGATGATGGTTGTGGTAACGTGTTTACTAAGAGATTCCCTTTAGGGGTTATTTTAGCTATTGCGTTACAAACTTTTGGAATCATTTGGTGGGCAGCTGGCATAGACAATACTCTTACAAATATGAAAACTCTTACAACTACAATTCCTAACGAAGATCAAGTTAAGAATTACATTGCTGAAAGGGAAAAGATATATATGGACATGGACAGCAAAAGACATCTAGGTATGTCTGAACGTGTGTCTAGAGTAGAAGGCAACTTTAAATTTATAGAAAAATCCTTGAATAGAATAGAAAAGAAACTAATGCTAATTGGGAAGGACTAATGGACTTAAAAAGAGATCTCGTTAAGTACGTAAGAGATAGGGCAAAATCACAGTATCACAAAGCTTCAAGCTGTGCGATTTGTGGCAGTGATGAGAAGTTAGATTTTCATCACTATTACTCTATGACTGAAATGCTCGAGAAATGGTTAGCTAGAAATAAGCACAACCCTAGAACTGCTGAAGAGATAATGGCGATTCGTGACATATTTATTGCAGAGCATCATACCGAAGTGTACGACTCTACAGTAACTCTATGCCACGTGCACCACTTAAAACTTCACTCAGTTTATGGGAAGAGGCCTTCTCTAGCAACCGCAAATAAACAACCTAATTGGGTTGAGAAACAGAGAGGAAAACATGAACTGGCTAGATAACTTAAAAGTTAAGTTAAACCCCGCCCAAATTGTTATCTCAGAGGAGAGTGGAGACTCTATTTACACAGATACTGCTGCAAATCTTAAAGCTAGTGATGCTTATGATGATATTGAAGTGGTTAATCGTGGCGTAAATATGATTGCTGACTCTGCGGCTGAGCTACAATTTGAAATAGGGGATAGAATACATGGATTAGCGACTGAGAGTATAAGACTGAAAAAGTTAGATACTTTATTAAATCATTCACCTAATCCATACCAAACTGCAGAAACGTTCAAACGGGCGTGTTTTGTAGACTTTATTATTGATGGTAATATATTTATATATTACGATGGAGCACATCTTTATCACTTACCCTCTAAGTCTGTAGAGATTCAGACTGATAAGAAGGAATTTGTAAAAGGTTACGTATATGGAACTGTTCAGTTTAAAGCTAACGAAGTAATCCATATTCGAGATAACGCAGCAGACAGCATCTTTAGAGGAACTTCTAGATTGGAAGCATCATACCTAACTATTGATAGGTTAAATAAGATGCTTGCTTTCCAGACTAACTTCTTTAAAAATGGAGCAGTACCTGGGTTGGTACTAAAGAGCCCTAATGTACTATCTACTAAAGTTAAACAAAGACTTTTAGATAGCTGGGCACAACGATATAACCCTACTACAGGTGGCCGCAAACCTGTAATACTTGATGGTGATTTAGATATTAAACCAATGGTAGACAGTACGTTCAAGGACTTAGACTTTGAAAACGCTGTTAAGGAACATGAGACTAGAATTTTAAAAGCATTGGGCGTACCTCCTATCCTTTTAGATGGTGGAAATAATGCAAACATCCGACCAAACATGAGGTTGTTCTATCAAACAACCGTCATGCCTTTACTAGTAAAATATTCTGCTGCAATGCGAAAGTACTTTGGGTACGGTGTATCTCCAATTACGGAGACCGTTAGCGCGTTACTTCCTGAGGCTAAAGACCAAGCAGCTTACCTAGCTACCTTAGTTAACTCAGGAATTATGACACCAAACGAGGCACGAGCTCAATTAAGATTAGACGCTGTAGATGGTGGAGATGATCGACAGATACCTGCAAATATTGCGGGGTCTGCATCAAATCCTTCTGAAGGCGGTAAACCCCCTCAGAGTGAGGATGATAAATCAGTAACCTAACTTTCAACATACCAGATATTGAAAACTTTTGCTTGACATTTGGAGAAAATACTGGTATAATAGTGGTTGTTGGTGGATCAGTGCGCACTCAATTTTATGGAGATAAGCATGACTAACAAAACTTTAAACCTAGTCGGACAGTTTGAAAAATCAAGTTCAGACGACTCCGATGTTTTAAAGATTAAGGGTTACGCTAATACAACTTCCAAAGACCGCGTAGGCGATATCATAAGAGAATCGGCTTGGTTAAAGGGAGGATTGGATAATTATTTAAAGAACCCAATCATTTTAGCGTACCATAATCACTCAAAGCCAATCGGAACTACTGTAGACTACAGTGTCAGTTCAAAAGGGTTGGAAGTCGTTGCAGAAATTTCTTCTGCAGCTGGCGAAGTATATAACTTGATTAAAGATGGCGTTCTTAAAACGTTCAGTGTCGGATTTTCCATCAAAGACGCTGAATACGATAAAGAGGATGAAATTTTTTACATCAAGGATTTGGAGCTACTTGAAATTTCGGTAGTTTCCGTACCTGCAAACCAGGACTCTACTTTTAGCATTGCTAAAGCGTTAGGTGACGATTATGCAGACTTTAAGAAAGAGTATATTGAATCTGAGGAAATAGAAACAAACGTTGATAACTCCCCAGAAGCAAGTAATGAAACTATCCTAAAGGAGAACTTAGATATGGATAAATTAGAAGAGTTAACACTCAAAATGGAAGCTTTAGAGAAAGCGGCTGCTGATAAAGTTGCTGCTGATAAGGCAACTATTAAAGCTGAAGCTAAGGCTGCTGAAGAAGCGGTCCAAGTAGAAGTTGATAAAAAGAAAGCTGCACAGATTGAAGTAATTTCAACTGGTGTAGAACGTTTAGAAGCAGAAGTTGCTAAACGTTTAGAAGATAATGATGCGTCGGTTAAAGACGTTATTGAAGGGTTACGCGCTGACCTTAAAGAGAACAAGGACGAATTAATAGCTCTTCGTGAGTCTAAAATGCAGTTCGCCACTTCGGACGAAGTAGCTCTCTTTAGTACAGAGCAGAAGATGGATGCGGTTTTAGCCTCTAAAATCTTCCGTATGCCGATTTCAGATACTAAGACGTTTAAGAGTATCGTAGAAAAGGCTGCTCGTCATGGACATGTTCCTAACGAGAATTGGGAAACTGAGTACAATACTCAGATTTTTGATATTGCACAACAGAAGTTAGTAGTTGCTGATCTATTCGGTACTATCAACATGAGTTCTGCTCATATGGATATTCCATCTAACCCAGGTGCAACCGCGGGCGAATGGATTGTAGGAACTGCACAGGCCGGTACTGGCGCAGGACAAGATGCAATTCGTATGGGTACTACTTCACTAACTGCTCATAAGTTAGTATCTAAGGAGTATATGAACTACGAAGAAGAAGAAGATGCAATTATGCCTATTCTTCCAATGATTCGTGGCAATATCGCACAGCGTATCGCACATAGTACAGATGCAGCGGTTCTTAATGGTCAAGGTGCTCCGGCAGCTACTCCTAAAGACCCAATGACTGGTCTTACTAAGATGTCAGAAGGTGCTGCTACTAAGGTTAGTACTACTGAAGTTGTTGCTAGCGCTAAGGTAACTGTTGATTATCTACAGGCTACACGTCGTAAGATGGGCTTGTATGGTCAGAACCCAGGCGAAGTTACTTATATCGTATCTACAGATGGTTATTATGACTTGATGGAAGACGAGAAGTTTACTTCTTCTGATAAGGTAACTGCTGCTAATCTAATGATGATTAAAGGCTTTGTTGGTTCTGTTAACGGTTCACCTGTTATCGTATCTGACAAGTTCCCTGCAAAAGCTGCGGGTAAGGTTTGTGCTATGGCGGTTAATACTCAGTACTTCAAGAAGGGCATCCTTCGTGGACTAGTTACTGAATCTTTCCGTGACATCGACAACCAACGTACTGCAATTGTTTCTAGCGCTCGCTTCGGCTTCGTTCAGTTACAAGGCACTACTGCTGCTCAGTTAGCTTATAAAGCTTAATATAGTTTAGGCTATTAGATTGGGGGAGGTAAAACTTCCCCAATTTTTCAATTTAACTGGAGGCACGCTATGTCGGATCTTGTAACTTCTGATGAATATAAGGACTATCAAGGCATTACTAGCGGAACCAGTGATTCGAAATTATCGGTTTTAACAGGACACATTAGTGACCTAGTTAGAAATTATTGCAATCGCTCTTTTAGTGATTGGTATAATTTAACAAAGACTGAGTATTTTGACACAACTAAAGTTAATAAGCTATATGTAGAGGAATGGCCTATTTTACCATCTGGAACACCTACTTCTTATAATATAGAAGTGGCAACTTCTGAGGATGGTGGAGTCACTTATACAGACTTAGTAGAGAATACAGATTTCTTTATTGATGATGATAGTGTAAGAGCAGACATTGTAGGCTCAAAGACTTTCCTTGCAAGTGATATGTTCAAAGGGGTTAGAATCAAATACCGTGGAGGTTACGATTCAATTAACATTCCTAAGGATTTAAAATTAGCGACTTACGATTTAATAACTTACTATTTGAAAAGAGAACAGAATCCTAGAAAAGCTTTAGGAGACGCGTCAGTAGAACATTCAAAATCTTCTGACTTCCCTGCTCATATAAAGCGAGTATTAGACCTGTACAGAAATGTGGAGTAGTCTATGTCAGCAAGAGCAAAGATAGTAAAAGCACTAGTTGCTAAACTTAATGAAATTACCTCAAAGCAAAATTTTAGTATTGCTGGTTCAGCTGTACCAACATTTGGTAGTTTAATTTCAGAACTTAATAATGCGTTAAGAGGTGCTACCGCAAGCCTCGATGGAAATAACGATTTGCGAGTTACAAACACTTCCGCAGGGAGTGAAGCGAAGATAGGCTTAAGGGACATCGGTTCCAGAAGACTGTTTTCTAGTTTAAGCGGTTATTCTAAAATAAAAAATGCTGTAGACGGCACCGATCCAACCAATGGTTATCAGAGGGTATCTTTAGATCCTTCTTCAACTAACACAACCGATCCTACAGGGTTAAATATAAGTAAAACTTATACAACCACTATTACTATTGATGGTGCAGCGCAAGCCGTATCCTTAGCAGGAAGTAATTGTACAACTTATAATACATTAGTAAATGAGTTGAATGCAAATACAAGTGGGTGTACAATAAAATTTGTCGGCTCTACTGGTGAACTCCAGGTTAAAAGCACTTCTAGCGGAGTGACCTCTAGCGTATCTATTGTAGATACAGGTACTGATAAATTATTTAGTTCTCTTACTAACTACGATAGTATTAATACAGCAATTGCTGGGATAGATGCTGCCGCAGGGTATCAAGTTGTAGAGTTAACAGGCTCACCTACTTTAGGTTCAGCTACGGGACTTCAAAACTTAGATACTTTTGTTTATACGTGTGAAGTAACAGTACCTAACAGATTTAAAACAGATCTCTACCAAAATGTAACTGATAAGTTAGTATTCTGGGACGAAATCGTAGATTTTCCATTTGTAGGGGTTACAGCAGGAAACGAAACTAGAGAATATTTACCCGGCGCTTTTAAGTGGGGGTATCTAACTTTAACAATTAGGATGTATGTCCAGGAAGACGACCCAGTCGAGGCCTTGGAAAGCATGTTATATGAGGTTGAAAATAAGATTGAAGAAAACTCTGACTTAGAGTTTGAACTTGGAAAACGCGTGGCTGATATGAGGCTTATATCAATCACAACTGATGAAGGACTTCTAGCACCTATAGGTGTTGGAGAAATTCAACTACAAGCTCAATATGAAATATAATTTTTAAAGGAGAAAGATAATGGCAACAAGTCATCTTAATCTAATCCGTAATAGTAGGGTTTTTATCAGTACTACTGATAATAACTCTGATATGAAAGCAGCAAACACTTTTGAACTTAATGTTCTAGATGGTTTCTCTTTCACTCAGACCACTGCTACTGCGGAAATTACTTTGAATGAAGCAGGTACTAACCCAGATCGTGGTAAGAAATCTTACAATACAGCACGTAACCCGGTTGACTGGTCATTTACAACATATATTCGTCCCTATAAACGTGAGGCAACTCCTTCAGGCGGTAGTGCTACTAAATATACTAGTGCTGTCGAGAAGTTGATGTGGGAAGCGTTCTTAGGTAAAGGACGTACTACAGGTACCAACACTGATACTAAGTGGACCCCATTTGATAATTTCAATGAAGGTGCTACTACTACTGGAATGGAAGGTGATACTGACGATTCCGACGTAGATGTTTTACTACCTGTGTACATTTTCTTCGAGCTATCTGACGGCAGTAATAAGACTTACTACCGTATCAATAAAGCATTGGTTAACACTGCTGAAATTGACTTCAGTATCGACGGAATTGCACAAATTGCTTGGGGTGGTCAGGGTGAAACATTGGAAAATGTAGAATCCACGGATATGCCTACTAGTGGTATCAATAAGTTTATGCCTATTGCTAACTCATCAGCTGGCGAAACTTTAGCAGGTACTCACGGTGTTGGAGCCACAGGCTCTGTTCAGAAGGTGTTCCCTGCTGAGTTCATCCGTAATAAGCTATCTACTGTTTCACTACAAGATGCTAGCAGCTCTAAGTATTACCAAGTAGTACTTACTGGCGGGTCTATTAGTTTAGACAATGGTGTAACATACTTAACTCCTGATGAGTTGGGTGTTGTGAATACTCCAATTGGAGGGTTCACAGGTACTCGATCTATCTCAGGTAGTATGAATTGTTATTTGCGTTCTGGTGATACTGTAAATACGGGTGGTTCAAGCGACCCTTATGACTCAGGTAAGTTGGTAGAAGACCTACTAGCAGCCACTACCCAAACAGATAATAGTTTTGATCTAACGTTGAGTATGGGTGGAGCAACTGCTCCTAAAGTAGACTTCACTTTCGCTCAAGCGCAGTTAGAAGTTCCTTCTATAGACGTAGCAGATGTTATTAGTACAACTATTAACTTTGTTGCAGAAGGTTCTGCTATTACTTCAGCAGACGAAATGGACATTAAGTACATCGCTACTTTGTAGTTCTACAAAGCTTCCCCACTTCGGTGGGGATGTTTTTTAAAATACTCGCAGAGTATTTTACAAAGCATAAGTGTAAACGATCGGAGAAGTTAAAATTAATTTTAAGGAGAAACCTATGGCCGGACCAAACCTGTCCAGTTTATTGACTCCTAGTAAGACAGTTGATTTTGAGTATCCCGGTTACGAGGGATTCTCAGTAAAATTAACTTTCCTATCTAGGGAAGAGTTATTGAAAATTCGTAAAAAAGCGACTACTACTAAGTTTAATCGCAAAACCCGCCAACCCGAAGATGATCTTGATGAAGAACTATTCTTAAAGGCTTACGTGGGTTCAGTCGTTAAAGGTTGGAAAGGACTTAAGTACAAGTTCTTAGCTGACTTTATCTTAGTAGATTTAGACGGTGTAGAAGATTTAGGGGCTGAGTTAGATTATTCTGACGAAAATGCTCTTGTTATGATGAAGAATTCTAATGAATTTGATACTTGGGTATCAGAGATGGTTGGAGATTTGTCAAATTTTACCAAGAACAACTAGAAACCGCCAAGTCCGACTTAATAAATTTTATTAAATCTAATCAATCTGGAATGACTGCAGAGCAGTACTTCGACATGATGGAACAATTAGGGGAAGAGCCTAAGCAGGAGGAAATTCCTCCTAGATTTGAAGATTTATTACAGGAGGCTCAAGAAGCCTGGATTGTATACAACTCCCTCCAAGATGTTTGGGAAGGGATGTCCGGGTCTTTTATGGGTAAAAACAAGGCTGGGTTGTTCGAGTTTTTTAAAGCCTATGAAGTTGAGAATATAAAGGAGGTGATCTCCCTAGTATCTACCATAGAGGGCGAGTATATGCGCTACTATATGGAGCAGCAGAAGCAACGGAGTAAGAGCAAGCCATAGTAGTTGGTTTTTTCAGTAACTAAATAGAGTAGCACGGGATTGACTGTGCTGCTCTATTTTTTTGTCTGGAAAAAATGTTCTTGACATTTACACTGTTTTATAGTATAATAGGGGCTAGAGTAAAAAATTGTACCCGTTTAATATTTTTAGGAGTTAGATTTGGCCAGTAAAAAGGTAGTCATTAAAGTAACCGATAAAGGTCTGAAAGAGACTATAGCTGACGCTAAGAAGCTAAATAAGCTATTGGACGAGGCCGACAAAAGATCCACTAAGGTTGGAGGGAGTCGTGGGGGTCCTAAGGATAATTCTGGAGCGTACAAAAAGAATGCTGGAGCCACTAGAGAGGCTGCAGAAGCTACTGATAACTTAACTAAAAAGCAGGGAGAAAACTATAGGCACTCCCAAGGCGTATCGAACAGTAGCAGCAACCTAACAAAAAACTTTAGTAAGCAAGCTCAAGGTTTGGGCGGGCTTATTCACGTCTACGCTACTGTAGCTGCTCATGCTTTCGCAGTTTCTGCAGCTTTTAACTTATTAAAAACAGCGATGGATACTTCCATAGTTGTTAAAGGTTTAGAAGAACTCGGAGCCTCAAGTGGCTCAAACTTGCATAGAATGGCTGAGGGCTTTAAAGAAGTTACAGGACACGCTATCAGTACTGCACAAGCGATGAGAACAGTCTCATTCGCTAGCTCTGCAGGGATGAGCGGAAAAGAGATTAATAACTTAGGTAAAATTGCTCGAGGCGCTGCAATTGGTCTCGGACGAGACTTAGGTGATGCGGTCGATCGTTTAACGCGTGGTGTGGCTAAGTTAGAACCTGAAATCTTAGATGAATTGGGTATTATCGTTCGAGTAGATAAAGCTTCTAAAGATTATGCGGATACACTAGGTAAGACTGTAGTGCAGCTAACTATTGCTGAAAAAAGGCAGGCTTTCCTTAATGCGGTTCAAGAGCAAGGTTTAGGAAAATGGGCTGAGTTATCTGATAAGATTGACCCTAATGTATACGATCGTGTAGCGAAAGCTATGGAAGATCTAACTCATACGTCTCTCGAGTTTATAAATAAAGTTGCCTCCCCAGTATTAGAGTTCTTTTCTAGCTCCCCTAAAGCCCTTATGGCAGTTATGGTAATGATGGCGAACTTTATCGCCAAAAAAGCCTCCCATACTTGGTCAGACTTTAGCAATGTTATGCGGGAGAAAGTAGTCACTGCGTCAAATGCAGCAGCTACTTCTTTACAGCATATGAGAGATGAGCTGGTAGTACTAAAAAACATTAAATTCGATATAAAGGCTTTAGGTTTTGAGAAAGGTGGGGATATACTGAAGAAGTATGGTCAAGACTTAAAGATGAACTCTAAGGTGATTGGAGGTATCTTTAATGATCCTAATATTAATGGGGAAGCTTTTGTCCTTAAGTTAAAAAGTCAAGGTAAGCATATTAAAGGAGCTCTAACTACAGCGTATAAAGCTCTAAATGCTGGAAAAGGTACCGCTAAGTTTTTAGGAGCTGAGGTAACTCGTGCAGAGTTAAAACAACTTGAGTTGTATATTACTAAATTAGGTATTACAACTAAGCTTACAGCTAAAGAGATGGGAGCTTCTCTGGCGGGTGCGGCAACTGTTGCAGGCGCTCGATGGAAAGTTTTCACTACTGGTGCAATAGCAGGGATACTAGCACTAAAATCAGCTGTGGTAGGTTTTGCAGCGACAGCAGGGGCTGTATTCAGTAAACTATTGGGCCCAATTTCTTGGGTTATGATGGCGTGGGCCTTATTTGAAGATCAAATTACGGGGTGGCTACAGAATGTAGGTATCTTAGATACTGGGTCTAAAGAAATTGGGCAGTTTATAGAGATACTAACTGAAGATGTAGAACACGCAAGTCAAGTTGTAGTAAAATATAACAAGGCAGTAGCTGATGGGTTAGATAATACGTCAAAATGGGCAGCATCTTTTGAGCAAGCCTCTAACTTAGTGCGAAGCTTTTCTACCGATTATGAAAAAGTAGGTAAAAGTATCCGTGAAGTCGACGTTACAAATGCCGAAGACAAAGCCAAAGCTTCAAAACTTTTAGGTACGTTAATACAGAACTACAAAGACTTAAACAATGTAACTTTAAATACAGCTTTAGATGCAGCCATAACCCCCGAAGCGCTTCAAGCTCTAAAAGACGGAAGCACTGACATGAAGTTGATAACTAGTACCTTAGACGATATGTCTCCGGCACTAGACACCGCAGGTGCTAAGCTAAAGACAGCTGCAGATAACTTCAATAATTTTGGAGACTCTTTATCTAAGTTGCGTAAGGCTTTTACCGAATTCGCTAAAGAGGGCCTAAAGACTACTCCTTACGATAATCTAACCGACAGAATGATTACGCTTCAAATAGCGCAAGAAAATCTTACTGATGCCCCTCTAGCAGCACAAGCCGCAGCTTTACAAGGAAGGTTAGCTGAGTATAAGGACATGTTTGGTGTAGGGAGTGAGGACGATATTGAGAATATAAAGGAAAAGTCTCTAGCAATACAAAAGATGCAAACCTCCTTAAAAGCTGCTACTGACGCTCAATTCGCATACAAGACAGGGTTGGGGGGTATAAACGCCTCCTTACCCGATTTTGAGGATAAGGTTAAAAAGGCTAAGGATAGTTTAGCCTTTCAGCTCCTCCTTCGCAAGAGCTATATGCGAGGCGCCCTAACTATATCTAATAACCCCCAAGTGGAATTAGCCACGCAAGCCTTAGCCGATGCGAAGGAGGAGCTGAAAGGCTACGAAGCTGCCCAAAAAAGGTTTATACAAGGAGTCGCACAGAGTAAAATGGAGGTGGAGGAGTTAAACACTGCCATAGTTAAGGGAGAAGAAGACCTTAAGACGGCTATGCATACTGCCAGTGCCGCTGCGGATAAGATACGAGATGACATAGTAGCTAGTTATAAGGCAGAATTAGCCGCGCAAGATGCTGTACTAAAATTCAAGTTCGAGGAGAAGCAATTCGCTGCTATAAAAAACTCAACTTCAGCTATTAGTGGAAAATATAAAGCTAAAAAAGAGTTATTAAAGTTAGAGATTAAATCTGCGCAAGCTGAAGTAGCTCTGAAGAAACAGCTAAAAGCTACATCTGAAAAGAAGGACGGTGTGGACTCTGTGCAGTATGCTCAACGATCCGCAGCTTATGACAATGAAGTTGAGAGTTTGCGTCAACTACAGGCAGAGCAAAAGGAATTAAACTCGGGTGCGGCAAAGTTCTTAGAGCTTCACAAGCATATAACCAAAGAAAACCTCTTAGTATCTAAATATAATACCGCCCTATTAGACTTCCAATTAAAGAGTGCACAACTATTCGCACAAAATGACAAGAAACACGCGTTAGCTCTTGCTCAGAGGAAGTCTCAAATAGACTTACAGAAATTAAGTATTAAGCAGTCTGAAAAAATTAGCCATCTACAAAGGTTAATCACAGCTTCTGTAATGAAGCGTGCAGGCCTATCTGGCGAAGCCGCTAATGCAGAAAAAGAGAATCAAACGAATTTAGAAAGCCAGTTAAAGTACTTACGTTTAGAGTACGCTTACGAGGAGAAACTACTAAAACTTAAAAATGCGCAAAACGAGCTAACGGCTACAGGGGCGCAAGACGTCTTTGATAGGGTTAAAGCGTTTAAGGAAGGCATCAAAGGTGGAGATACTTTATCAGACGATTTAGCAGCTATCGGTGACGCCTCTCCAATTGCTAAGCGTATTAAGGAACTACGTACTGAGTTAAATGTACAGGAGGTACAAGCAAAGGTTGTAGAGGCTCAACAAGAAGCTATGAAGCTTATCCTAGATCAAGAGCAAGAGCGTTTAGACCTTATTAAGCAGCAAGCAATAGAGAGTGCTAAAATACCTTGTGTTTACGCTATGCCTGAACCTACACAGTTTACAGTAACTCAGATAGAGTCAAATGTTACTAATGATTTAATGAGCACTATTAAATCATTATTTAATCAACCAAAAGATTATAGTGACCAAGTTAAAGCAATGCACCCGGGGTCCGAATGGACGCAGCTAGGTGCTAATAACAAAGCTTTATATCTAACTGAAGCAGAACAGGAGACCTTAATTAAGAATTTAGTATCTCAAATAACTCCTGAGTTAGCTGAATTTTATAAAAGGCGCTCAGGGTTAATGCCTGATAGAGCTACTAATATCCAGGGGATGCATTATGGTATGTATACTAACCCAGAGACTCGAGAGCAGCGAGGCTTTGAGGGAGCAGCAGCTGATGGGCAGATTTGGATAAGTAAGGCCGCTAATATAATGACGCTTATCCAGGAGCAAATGGAAGTGTTCCTCAAGCGAAATAATATCGACTTTGGCGGAGCCGACTTTGGGGCTACACTAGTAGAGGCTATGAAAGGGGCGAACCTCCCAGCAAATTGGGCAGAGCTTCAAGCAGGAGCTTATTCGGCCCAGCAGGGGTCGATCCCAGAAGAAGTATGGCAGAGAATTAACGAAACTGCTATTGAAAATAATACCACTTGGTTAGCAGCTTTTGAAGAACTACCTTTAGGATTAGCAAACGCATTACTAAAAGCCGGCGTAGTTTTAGATATGTCTCACAAAGCAGATGCCTTTAATACTGGCGGGTTGGGTATGGGTAAAACCGCTTCTGAAGGTCTAGACACAAACGCAAGTACTCCAGGGCTTCTCAACTTCGATATGGAGGCTGAAGCGATTGGAGCGAATGGTCAAACTCAAACTCAAACGTCCGAGATGAATGACTGGTTAATTGACGAAAATGCAGCTAGACTAGATGTGATGCTTATGCAGGTGGAGTCTTACGCAGAGAAAGCTGGTATGGTACAGCTGAAGTCTATGGGTAAAGCCATTAGTTATGGACAGCAGTTACTAAATTGGGAAGCCACAGCAGCAGACACAAAAACTGCTAGAATGGATAAATGGGAAAAAGGTTTAAAAAAGGCAGGTAAAAGCGATCTTATAACTAAAAAAACTAGAGCAACTCAGGAGTCAAAAATAGACTCAGATCTTATGCAAGATAAGTTATCTGGTTATGCTTCTTTCATAGGGGCTACTGGTGCTATGATGAAGAAAGGTAGCAAAGCACAACAAGCTTTCGCAGCGATTGAAAAAGCTATTCATATAGCTAAAATGGCTATGATGGTGGGCGAGATAGCTATGGGCATAAAGGCGGCTATAGCAGACACTGTAGCTACAGGTATTAAAAAGACGAACGCAGCAGCGGAGATAACACTGAATGCGGCAAAAGCTGGGGCAGATACCATGGCTAAAGACCCTAATCCTTACACAAAAATAGCTACAGGATTAGCTGTAATGGCAGCAGCTTTAGGGCTCATTGGAATGATTAGTGGAGGCGGTGGTGCTACTTCAACGCCAGCAACAAGAACTACTCGAGTAGGGTCGTCCGCAACATTAGAGACTCCAACAGAGCAAGCTGATAGTTTAAAGACTGCACTTGAGAATATTGAAGAAGTTGAAATAAAAGCGTTTGAACAAGGTTGGGACGTACTATACGCCCTCCGTTCAATTGATGATAGTATGACTAAGTTGTCTACTGATATCATTAAGGGTATGCAAGCGTTAGGTGGTATAGGTACTTTTAGTATCGGGGATATGGAAACAGTCTTCGGAGATTGGTTTGGTACTGCAGTTAAACCTGCATTCTTAGGTTTATTTGGTGGAAAGTCTACTACAACGGAGCTAATGGGTGCGGGTATCCAAATCGTTGCTCAGAAGCTAGCTGATGTAGTTGACTTAGACGCAGGTAAGTGGGCAAATCTAGAGTTAAAGGTGTGGGAGAAGGTAAAAACTACTACAACTAAATCTGGCTTTTTCGGGTTTGGTGGGGGAACATCTTCATCAACTCAAACTAAGTGGAAAGACTTTGATACAGCAGCAGAGCAATCTTTTGCTAAAACTTTGTATGATATTGGAGCAGCTGTTCTTAGTTTAGGGGAAGACTTAGGCTATGCAAAAAGTACTTTAATAGATAATATGAAAGACTTTGAAATAGCAGTGCAGGATATTGACCTTAAGGACTTAAGTCCAGAGGAGCAGGCTACAGCAATACAAAGTGCCTTATCGGCTATTGCCAATGATATGACTCTTAACATGATTCCTATGGTTGAAAAGTGGAGGCATGCAGGAGAAGAGTATCTAGAGGCTCTTTCTAGAGTATACCGTGATATGTTAGGATTCTCTAAAGCTTTTTCTTCAGTAGGTTTAGACGTATCAGGTTTCGTGAGTTTTAAAGATCAATTAACCTCTAAAACAGTAGAATGGACTACCACTACTAGAACGGATGAATTAACCGACGAGTATAAAAAGCTAACAGGAGCGTTTGGAGTTTTAGGAGGTGTTGGGGGTCTGATAGCTACTATGCTCTCTACGGTGACTGACGGGCTTGCGGAGCAAGCTGGTGTTAAAAAGTTCAAAATGAAAGTAGAGCAGCACAGCAAGGTAATTGAGACTTGGCAGACTGCGCAAGAGCAGATGCTAGACTGGCAGCAAAAAGTTCTAAGCTCGAAAAAAGGCGGCTTCATGGATATTAAAGGCTTCCAAGAAGCATTTAGTAACTTTAGCAAGGCTTTATACAGTGAAGGTGAGTTAGCCAAATTCGCACTAGCTAATGCAAAAAATAGAGTCCATACAGGTTTGGCAGAATTAGGTCTATCCTTAGGCACTAGTGTAGAAGACTTTAGAAGTTTCTATGAGTCTAAGTTAGGTACGGATTATTTCCAGGATCCAGACAAGCTAGCTATAATGGTTAGACTTGGTGAAGCTTTTGGAGAGATGACAAATTCCGCTGCTGACTTAGAGGATGCATTTGGTGGTATTATTGATCTTATTGATGAGATGAAATACGGAGAACTTTCTTCTCTAACTCAATCTCAAAAGTACGCTTACTTCAAATCAGAAGCAGAACAACTATCAAGTGATGCTATGGCTGGAGACGTTAAAGCAGGTGAAAAGCTTGCAGATACGATGTCTAAGTTTGTTGAACTATCTAAGGATATGTTCGGTGGAGTTGGTAGCTTCATGAATGATAGAGACTGGGCACTTAAACAGTTAGAAGACTTTAAAGCTAAGATGGGCTTTGCTATGGGTGGTGTTGTTGCAGGAGGTTTCAGAGCCTTCGCAAATGGCGGTACTGTAAGCAAGCCTACTTTAGGTTTAGTTGGTGAAGGTCAGTATAATGAAGCAATTGTTCCTCTACCTGACGGTAGAAGTATACCAGTTATGCAAACTGGAAGTAATCCTATAGTTGTAGAACTTAGTAAGTTCCGAGAAGAACAAGCCGAATTAATGAGATCAGCAGTTACTATTAATACACAAGAAGGAGAGGAGCTACGGGAGACTTTAGAAGACCTTAAAGCTGAAGTTATAGAGCTTAGAAGCAGTACTGAAGGATTTGGAAACTCAGTAGAACGAGTTGCAACTAATATTGAATATGGGAGAGCATAGTAATGATGACGGCAGCACAAATAGCATACTTAAGAGATGCTTATGCTCCTCGAATTTATTTGGTGGAGTTCGATGCGTATGATTTAACTGCAGACTCTACTAAGACGCTGTACTACTCTACTACTGGGTTCACTTCTCTGCCAGGAGATAGCCCTTCCAATACTCACTTCGAGGGTAGGGTTAAATCTGCCTTAAACGTTTCAAGAAATATGTACTCCCCAGGTAAGATTGGGGGGCGTAGCGTTCCAGCTTTCGGAACGATTAAACTCAATAATGTAGATGGGTACTTAGATTTCCTACAAGGGTACAGTCTTAATGGTAGAAATATTAAGGTAAAGGTGGGTAGTGGCGGACTCTATTCGGATTTTTTCAATATTTTTGTAGGAACTATGGACCAGATTGAGTGGTCCTCTACAGAAGTCACTATTAAAATCAGAGACTTTCAACATAAGTTAGATAAGGATATTGAAACCGACACTTACACAGGTACTATAGAAGTTACAGGAACAGCACAAGCAGGCGGAACTAGCACAATTACGCTAGCCTCTTCTGCCAGCAGTACACATGACTTTTATAAATATATGGATATTGAGGTAACGGGAGGTACTGGGTATGATCAAAAACGTAAAATTATTGCGTACAATGGGAGTACTAAAGTCGCTACAACAAAGAGTAGTACGCCTTGGACAGTTAATCCTGATAATACTTCTCTTTATTCTGTCTATAATAATAGTAACGGGGAGGATAGGTTAAAAGATAAGGTCAAACCTCTATGTTACGGAGACGTATCCCACATAGAGCCTATTGAAATTGACCCTAGTAACCGAAAATACCAGGTACATAATGGAGCGGTTGAAGAGATTGTTGGAGTATATGCTGGAGGAAACCAGCTAGGAAGTTGTAGTTCCGGCAGCTATACTAATGCTTGGGACTGTCAGGCAGATGGGTATACTTGGACTAACTCTGGGTTTACTCCTAGTATCTCAACAGGAACTTTTACCCTCGTAGGTAGTGCAACAACTGTTATTACTGCAGATGTTAAAGGGTCTAAAGAATCTGATGCTTTCAATGCTTCTGCTACATATGTTTCTAAAACAGGTGACTTGGTTAAAAGAATAGTTACAACAAAGGGAGGAATTCAAGTATCAGGTATAGATACTAGCTCCTTTAATGACTTTGATGTAGCAACTACGGCAATTAAAAATGGTGATGTCGGGTACTATGTGCCAGAAGGCGGTAACATCCTGAATGTGTTAGATGACCTCATATCCTCACTAGGGGGCTTTTACTCATTTAGTCGAGAAGGGAAACTAGTTATAGGTGTTTTAACCGAGCCCTCTGCAACTCCAGTAGAAAGTTTTACCGAACATGAGATTATGAGTATACAGAGAAGGTCTACTAGTATACCTACACTTTCCCAGACTACAGGAAATAGGCGCTATTGGCGACAGTTTTCCGAGAATGATCTGGCTGGTGCGGTTTTAAGTGACGAACCTTACAAAGCTAGATTGGAAAGTCAGTTTGTAGACGAAGAGTACTCTGGTACTAATAATATTAGTACTAGACACTTATTAGCGGAGGCTGCAGAAAAGATAGACACTTATCTTAATTGTAACTGTATGGGATATGAAGAAGCTAAACGAAGGCAAGAGCTATATGGGGTCGAAAGGGACTTATTTATAGTCAAAGTTAAAACGCAGCCTTTCATGCTAGATATAAACAGTACTGTACAAATTAAACTAAATAGGTACGGACTAGATAATGGAAAGAATATGAGAGTTGTATCATTAAAGGAAGACGCCTCAAAAAATGAGGTTACTATGGAGGTTTGGGGATGAGTGTAGCAATTGTTGGCAATAACTTCATAGACGATACAGATACCTATGTATACCCAGAGTCTTCTGCGGAGGGTCTTCCGCACACAAACCTGAAGGATAGGCAGATTACAAAGATTTGGCGCACAGGCGACCAACCCGCTAAAGGGGATTTTCACGTTATTACGAACCCTACTACAGCTGACTGGATAGACTTGGGACAGACTTCTGGGTCTGCTGTACGTTTCACGTTTGCCACTACAGGTAGCTCTAATGTATCTGGGAGAGTTATTCGCGTGATGGCAGATATGGATGATACAATTGGAGAAATCTGGTATGTATTAAGTCAGTATGCTAGCGGGGGTTACTCAGGCGAAGTAGACGATTTAGACATTAATTTAGGGGGGCCTCTAAGAACTTGGAACCCTCCAGCAACGTCTATTGCCTCAGGGCCCCAAAGCGTGGGACAAGAGGATGGCGGCCCAGAACATACACGCCATCTGCATATGAATGTTAAAAGTAGTTTAGGTACCGTGTCATATCCTAATGGTACTAGTGCCCTCCCTTATGGGAATGGGTATTATTATAGTACTTATGGAGGTTGGCACCATAGCACGGCTTTTACAGCCGGGCATATTGGAGGGCAAGAAGAAACTCATATTCAGATAGAATTTTCAGGTCAAAGACTAGTAGATAGTCTATCTCTTATCAACCATAATTTTTCTGGGGGAGCGCAATGGAGGGTTCGTTTTGCTACGGACTTAACTGCCGAAATGGATGCCTGGCCTAATAAACCTTGGGACTTAGCTGTTAGACATAACTGGGATAATGTACCCAATATCTGGAGCTATGTAGCACATACTAAATGGACAGATGTTTGGCCTACTATTGGGTCTTTTGGTACACTACCTTGGGGAGTCTTTTTATGGGGTACACATGTAAGTGCGGAGCAGTTAGATAGCTACAAACCTTTCTCCTCGCATTTACTACTAGAGGACCCTGTTTACTCTAAGTTTATCAGAATTGAGGTTAGGGATACTGCAGCTCCTGATTACTTTGAGATTGGGCGTATTGTAGTAGGAAAGGCTTGGAAGCCTTCAAGAAATATGAGTAGAGGTTGGACACTAACATATAAAGACCCTTCTAAGATTACAAGGTCACTAGGGGGTCAAACCTACGTAGATACTCTTAGTAAGTATAGAAGTATTAAGTTTGATCTAAAGTACCTAACGGAGGAAGAAATCTTCGAAAACGCTTTAGAACTAGATAGAACAAAAGGATCGAGTGGAGATGTGCTTGTCTATACAGACATAAACGCACCTGCACACAAGTTATTTAAACAAACGGTATATGGACGTATATCTAAAATCTCCCCAATGAAACATAACATTGGAGGGTATTGGACCCGTTCATACCAATTAGAGGAGTTATTATAATATGGCATGGCCCGTAACACTTAATGGTAGAGTTTACAACGCGGATGATTTTGAAGGTACCGCGTATGTAACAGGAATGCCAGACGCATTTGAAGATTTTGCTAATCACGCAGCTTCTATACACACAGGATTAGTTTATCAATCAATCAACTTGACTAACTCTAGTTCACAAAGAGGAGCCACCCTAGCTCTAACAATACTTGGCGCTACTTATACTATAGGGGGTAGTGTGGTTAGTGTTAACAAATCCTTCGCCCCTGGGCAACCTATAAGACTAGCTCACTACACTGGAACAACTTTAGATGGGTTCCTAGATGGCACCGTAACCACGTTCAATGCTACTACAGGAGCTTTAGAATTCCTAGTAGGTAATAGGATTAAAAATAGTGCGGCTGCATCATACGGGTCGGGTTCCGACGCTTGGAATGTATCTATAGGAGGAACTGGGGATCATCTACCTTTAGCTCCAGGCACAGATTACTACTCCGTCGCTCAAGCAAATGATATGTTCCTAAATGAGGCTAGTAACTTAAGTGACATATCTAGTGCTTCAACAGCCGTATCTAATTTAGGTTTTACAGCTACGGTTGCGGAAATAAACGCAGTATGTGATGGTTCTACGGTTAAAAATAGTCATACTCATACAGCAGACACAGACTCCCGGTACACTCGTACCTATACTGGAGGGTCAACTCCTTCAGCCTCTAAAGCGGGAGATATTTGGACTAATGGTTCTACTATTAAAATTTCAACAGGTTCGGGTACTGCTAATTGGAAGCAAGTATTCCCAGCAATTTATTCATAAGGAGCTTTTTAAATGGCAAATGAATTACAAAATAAGTCCCCTGCAGATACGTATAAAGACGTACTACATTTAGGTACTGCAACTACTAGTACCCCAGGCACAGGACTCCCCCCTACTACAGGGCAGGTTGTTTATGATGGGGCGGGTAGTGCCACAAAACTAAAACTAAGTCAATCTAAAATCGAAGCCGACAATATTTATATTACTAATGGTACTATAACCTCCCTAGCCGCTCCTTTAGCGATAGCTCAAGGAGGTACGGGAGGTTCCTCTACTGCTCTGGTTAAGTCCTCTTGGGGGATTGATAATGTAGAAAATACCGCGATTAGTACCTGGGCAGGATCAAATCAAATAACCACTTTAGGGACGATTAGTACTGGAGTCTGGGAAGGAGCCCCTATTGAGGTAGCTAACGGAGGTACTGGGGGGTCTGACGTTAATGCAGTTAAGACCTCCTGGGGTATTAATAATGTTGAAAACACCCCTATTAGTACTTGGACAGGTTCCCCTAACCTAACTACTTTAGGCACTATTACTTCTGGTGAGTGGTCTGGCACACTAATTCCTTTAAATAAAGGGGGTACAGGGGCCTCTACTGCTCTAGGCGCTCAAAGTTCTTTAGGCTTAGGAAGCCTAGCTACTCAAGCTGATTCCGCAGTAGCAATTACAGGAGGAACCTTAGCTAATGTTACTATAAGCTCCGCAGTTATTAGTGGTAGTTCGTTATCAGGTATATCAGACCTAACTGTAGATAGTATAAACCTTAATGGTAGTACTATTGATCACGTTACCCCTGGAGCTAGTTTAGTAATACCTAATATTTCTAGTACTGAGGTGGTAAGTAACCATCTATCTATAGGAACCGCAGTTCTTCATAGATTAGCTACGTCGACGTTAGGGCAGCCAACGTTATCTATTGTTCAATATGGCACCGAGTCGGAAGACTTAATCTCCGTTACCGACCAACATCAAGTTACTAAAACTACCCTACAAAGTACTGGTACAATAAAAGCTAATCAAATTGATGCAGAACGCTTTATAGACTTTAGAGGTACTCAAAGTGTAGATTTGGGAGGTAGCTACTCTGTAAGCTCAGCCGACTTAACCACTGTCGAAAGTCATTCTAGTACTTTTACTACCGCTAATATTGCTGTGGGAGACCTAATAAGAATTAAGGCGTCTGCTGGAGGCACATATGAAACGCGGGAAGTGTTATCCCGTGTTTCCGATAGTATGTTGACGGTAACGAAAGCCTTTACTTTTAGTTATACGAACTCGTCTTTCTTTATAAAATACGTATCCAGCTCGTCTAGAAAATTCTCTGTTGAAAATGATGGGAGTATTGGGTGTGGTTGTCCTGGTAGTGGGGGAGCCTGGGACACAGGACACCTCAGACTCGGAAGCTACCATATCTGGGTAGACTCAACGGGGAACCTTCGCATGAAAAATGGAGTCCCAACGTCGGATACAGATGGAAATATTGTAGGCACTCAGTCCTAAAATTAAGGGGGTACTTTCGAGTACCCCTTTTGCTTTTCTAAATTTTTAGTTTACATTTTTTAAAAGATTGTGTATAATTATACCTATAAATGAAATTTTAAACCTTTTAGGTTTTTCAAATAAGGACAATAGACAATGGCATTACCCACCTATGATATAACTATCACAGTCTCTGACAGTGCGGGTACCCCTGTAGTCGGAGCTTCAGTGATAGCGGTTTTAGATAGAACGGAAATAGATAATGTTTCCGGATCTTCTTATGTAGTTCCCGCAAAAATTACGGCTGAGACAGGATCTACAGGGGCAACAACCCTAGCCTTATGGCCTAATACTAGAGGGTCTACAGAAAGTCAATATAGATTTATTGCCAGGAATCCTGACAATGGAAATACTTATTTTGACATTATGGGAACTGTACCCGAGTACAACTCTACTTTAGTAGAGATTGCACAAATTCCCCCTTACCCTGGCATGAGTGATGGCCAGGCTGCAGTTGATACTGCAGTAAGAGCGGCAGCAGAAGCAAAAGCTGCGCTCTCAAAGTTAGATAACTTTTATCAGTCAACGGAAGCTCCACTAGATGGATCAACTAAATTAACTGTAGGCGACCTATGGTATGATACAGATGATGATCAATTATTTGTATACCGAGGTAGTATCCCAGCATCAGAAGCTTATTGTAGAAATAGGGTGAATGGGGCAAAGATACCTACAATTACAGATGAGACCTCTTGTACCACTGCAGGCCATTATTGGACCACCGCAGATTGGAGACCGTTAGCATTAGCAGGATATGTCGAAGAAGGCACTGCTACAACTTCTACTTTTACCTACGCAGACACAGATAACGAAATTTTAAACGGTGGTGTTTGGTAATTCGAGGAGTGCTCGAATTTAGGTTACTATACTTTAAGGAATAAATATGGCATATAACAAAATTTTACTAAAACGTCGTGCTACTGCAGGCGGAACTCCCACCATTGAATATGGTGAGTTAGCTTGGAACCAGGTTGACGAAAAACTATATATAGGTACTGACGCTGGGGGCGGTGGTACAAAAATACTAGCAGGTGAGGGGGCGTTCGTCGCTTTAGACCCTGCAGGATTAGATCAAACTTTAGCACAAAGTTTGACTATTGGACCTAAGGCTTCTGGGGGCGTTTCATACGACCTTATTTTCAAAGAGCAAGGTACAGGTGATAAATCGAAGATTTATCAAAGTTCTGGGGATTTAGTAATCGCAGTAAGCGACGGCTCTCCAGCAGCTTACACAGATGCGTTTAAAGTTCAAGATGGTATTGGCTTAGTATGGGCTAAGAACGGTTTTGAAACGGGTAATATTAAACTCGAAACTAATAGTGATGGGGGTAAATTAACTGCTACAGGTACCAACGGTGGCGTTAGCTTAATTACTACTGGTTCTGGTAAAGTCGTTTTAGATGCTGACTCTACAGGAGCGGGCGTACAAATTGACACGGGCTCCGCCGGTGTTGATATTAACTCAGCTGGTATCATAGATATTGCAGCGAGTGGTACTAGTAATGCTGTTAATATTACTTCTAACAATGATGTAGTACTAGTTACGGGTAAGAAAGCTGGAGCTGGAGCGGTTAAGCTTAATGCTACCGCGGCGGATGCTGCTACTACTGTTGAGTTAACTTCAGCAGGTACAGGGGCTTCAGCAGTTGATATTAACTCAGCTGGTGGTGTAGATATTGATGCAGCAGGTGCGGTAGACGTTTCTGCTACATCTGTAGTTCTTGACGGTAGCAAGGTTGGGACTGACGCAGTTAAACTAAATGCTTCAGGGGGCACAACCGCTACCCTACACTTAAACTCTACAGGTACAGGCAATACAGCAGTAGACATTGATTCTACGGGTGGTATTGACCTAGATGCTGCTAAAGACATCGCTGCGACTTCTACGGAAAGAGTAGTAATTGAAGGTCAGAAAGGTTCAGCAGATGCAGTTAAGATTAGTGCTACAGGCACTAATGGTGGTATTGATATTGACGCTAAACAGGGCGGAGTAAATATTGATGCGGTAGACGGCGCAGTAATTGTTGAGTCTACTAAAGCAGGTGCTGGAGCTATACAAGTTAACGCAACTGGAGCAACTGGTGGTGTTACATTAGCAGCTAAGCTAGGTGGTGTCGACATTGACGCAGTTGGTGGGGCAGTATCTATTGACGCTTCTGGAGCTAATAAAGATGTTACTATCGGATCATCTGGTGGTAAGGTTTCTATTTCAGCAGCAGGGGCTGTTGCAGAAGCAGTTAAGATTGCAGCAACAGGGGCGGGAGCAGCTACTCAAGTAGAAATCACCTCAGTCGGTACTAATGATACTAGCACTATTGGAGCTTCTCCTATTTATGTAGCGTCTAGTGGCGGTATTGCTTTAGACGCAACAAAAGATATTACTTTAGATGCGATTACTAATATATTAGTTAAATCAACGTCTAACGCGGCTAATGCTGTATATGTTCATGCAGATGGTGGTACAAGTGAAACAATTAAGATTCACTCAGACCAAGGAACAGGAGCGGGCTCAGTTGAGCTAACTTCAGATGCTGGTGGCATAGATATTAATGCAGGAACTACTGTTGCTATTGACTCAGTAGGTGAGGCAAACTTAACTTCATCTGGTGCAGATGTTAGTATTACAGCTACAGCTAAATCTGTCCTTATACAGGGTGGAGAGGCTGCAGTTGACGCAGTATACATTAAAGCAACGAATGCTGCTGGTGGTATTGATATTAACGCAGGAACTGGAGGAATCGCAGTCGATACGACTGGTTCTCTAAGTTTAGACTCTGCAACAGACTCTAATTTTACTACTTCTACAGGAAATATTACTGTAGATGGTAAGACAGGCATTAACCTTAAAGCTGACGGTACAGACGCTATAACTATAGGCTCTGACGGGGATATTGCACTTATTGCCACAGGTGGTGATAACAGTAACCCAGACTTCGGAGTTGCAGGTTACTCTAGATTCACAGATGCTTTAGAAGTTGATAATATAAAGATTGATGGTAATGCTATCACATCTATTGACTCTAATGGTAATATCGACCTTACGCCTAACGGCACAGGCGAAGTTAACATTACTAAGGTAGATATTAATAGTGGTACTATTGATGATACCACTATTACAGGAGGTTCCGTATCTTCACTAGTAACTTCTAAGGGTGATACTTCTATTGCTCTTTCTGGTACTGTTGAGGTTACAAGCGGTAGTAAGAATGTAACAGGTACAAGTACTGCCTTCACATCAGAACTTGCAGAAAACGACGCTATCGAAATTGATGGCAATGTTTATATTATAGACTCTATTACTAGCAACTCTGCTTTAGTATTGACGGCTAATGCCTCTACTACAGCAGCGAGTATTACAGCTAAGAAAGATCCTAACTTATTCAAAGTTCAGACTGGGGCAGCTACAGATAAGTTTGTAATTGACAAGTCTGGTAATGTTGATGTTAAGACGGGCTCCCTAACTATTGGTGGAGACTTAGTTGTAAACGGTACCACTACTACAGTTAATAGTACTACTATTAGTGTAGATGATAATATCATATCTTTAGGCGACTTAGATAATACTCCAATTGCTGCTTCTACTAATGACTTTGGTGTTGCGTGGGCAAGAGAGACTTCTGATGGTGCTGGCGGGTTTGAAACTAAGTTTGGTGGCTTAATTTGGGATGAGTCTTCTGACCAAGTTATCGTATCTAATGACTTAGGTACTTCAGTAGGTGCTATTGCAACTATTAATTCTTATGCTGATTTACGAGTTAATCATATTCGTATTGGTAGTGACACAATTAATCGTGACGCACAATGGCAGAAAGTCTATGACAAGCTATGGGCTTCAGCTGTAGGAGATACTAGCGGTACTCCAGACGACTTAGAGGCGGTAGACTTAGATAAAGTACTAATGGTTAAGTCTGACGGTTCAGGTGGTTTTGAGTTCCAAGTTACAGATACCCTAGATGGTGGTACTTGGTAAGAAATTATTGGGGGTCATATACCCCCTTAAATTAGCTATATAGCGGAGAATAACAGTGGCGAGAAAACAGAATATTCTGTTAAGACGTTCAGCAGTACAGTATAATATTCCTAGCACGGCAGCACTAAATTTAGGTGAAGCTGCTATTAATACTAAAGATGGTAAACTCTTTATTAAAAGAGATTATGGGTCGGAGAGTATAGTAGAGTTAGGAGTGGGACCAACATTTCAGTTAGTAACTGGTGGAAGTCCTGCACATACTCATTCTGTTTCCTTAACGGGGCAACAAGCATTAGACTTGTTGGATGGAACGGCAACAACAGTAACAGTAAGATCAAGTGACGCAGGGCATACCCATGACGTTACGGTTAAGTATAGTACAACTGATAAAGGATTTGTACTTAATAATGCTTCTAGTATCTCTAGTAACCACGCCTCCGCACACACATTAGTTTCTAATGGTGGGGGCGCTAGTAGTATTGACGCGTTAAATGACGTTGATGCTACTAATATAGCTAATAATAAGATACTGAAGTATAACTCTACCACAAGTAAGTGGGAATGCGTAGACGATGCTGAAGGCACTACAATTGCTTTACTTACAGATGTAGCAGATGTTGACGCAGGTGCTATAGACGGTCAAGTACTAAACTGGAATAATACTACAAGTAAGTGGACTCCTGTAGATCAAGTGGGTTCCCATGTTTACACAGAAGGAACCACAGTACCTGCATCCCCTACTACAGGAGATGAGTACTTTGACCAAACTACGGATATACTTTATAAGTATGTTAATGATGGAAGTAGTAGTGCTTGGATTGATATTAGTACAGACTCCGTTCTTAGTATAGCAGGTATAGACGATTTAGGCGACGTAGATACAAATACAGCAGCACCTACTAATGGTCAAGTACTAGAATGGGATGGAACTAATTGGGTACCAACGGATGCCGCTGCAGGCATACTACAAGATATAGCAACTCAAACAGTAGGAACTTCCGTAGTAGTACTAGACACTTGGGCCAACACTAGCGTATCCGCTAAATATCAGGCCACTTGTAAAGTAGGTTCTAAATATTCAGCATCAGAAATACTAGTACTAAATAGAGGCACTAGTGCAGAGATTACAGAGTATGCAGCATTAGGGGATAGCTTACTTACTTTTACAGTAGCTGTTAATGGGTCTAATATTGAACTATCAGGAGTTAGCACAGATGCTAGTACTTCTGTAAAACTAACTAAAGTCTTACAAGGAGTATAATTATGGCAGATTTTAAAGTTTCTCCTTCTGTAGGTGATGAGATAGCTAAAGGAAGAAACAGGTATAAGTTTAATGGTGTAGGCTGGACTTCTGTAGATAGAGATACTTACCGAGAAGGTACTTTAATAACTACTAAAGCTTCGTGGACATACAAACTGATTGCAGATCAAACCATTATAACAGGAAATGACCTAGCAAGCAATGCTTTAAGCTACGATACTAATGCCGAAATAGAGGTATTTTATAATGGAATTAAGATTAAAGAAGGCGCTTCAGAAGATTACGTGTTAACAAGTTCAGGTACTATCACATTAGTATCTGGAGGGAAGTTAAACGATGAAGTAGAAATAAGTCAGAGAACTAAGTTCTCCGATACTAATATTTATACCAAAGCAGAAGTGGATGCCAAGTTAGGTACCGTTTCAGACACAGATTTAACAGACTATTACATGGGGAACTTATAATGGCAAAAGGAACACTAGGAACTCCTACTTACTTAGATGATACAGCGGCTCATATAGTCTATACTGTACCAGCAAGTATGGTAGCAGTAATTACATTAAACGTTTGTAATAGAGACTCTGCATCAGTTGCAGTAACTATTGGTATAGAGCGTGCAGGTAGTACAGGTACTTTATCTAATGGTGAGTATGTTGAGTATGAAACTTCCGTAATTGGACATTCAGTAATGGAGCGCTCGGGTATTCTACTATCAACCGGAGATAGCGTTGTAGTAAAAGCTAATATTGCTAACATGATTGATGTAAACTTATGGGGCATAGAGGAGTAACTTATGGCTAGAAGTGTAGAAAGAGAAGAGTATTTTGATAAGCAGC